GGTATCTATGCATCGCATCTCTTACTTTGGAACCGTCACGAGTAGTGGTAGATTTACGTGCACTGCTACTTTTAGCGGTGCCCGCTTTACCACTACGGCCTTTGGTTTAACATTTGTTGCACCAGAGTCCGGCGGTCCTAGGTGTGAGAAAATGGAAAAAGGTCTCCGACTAGATTGGGGTCCTGGTGGACCAGTGCATAGCGTTGACCATCAATTTCTTGATGGTTTCGTTGTTGCTTCTGGTAACCCTGACTACCAAAATGTCGGCCTTTTCCAATCCAACCTTATCATCCCTCTGTGTACTCATACATGGAGAGCTGATGGAGATTGGACCGGTTCTCCCTCGCTAACGCGAGGGCAGATCGTCTGTTCTGTCGGGACCACTACTGTAAAGTATGTCTCGAAGACGCGCGTTGGTGTGGAAGTGAGTTTAATTACTCGCTCCCGCAGTAATATCCCCTTCCCCGACAAGACGTATCAAGAGGTCTGGAAATTGACCATCGAGATGCAATTGTCTAAAGAAGGGTATTACGTACCATGCTCAATGAGTTTACCAAAGATTAGGATTGTCAGTCCAACAGACTGGCCGGATATTAACTATCCTCCCCTAATTGGACCAACTCGTTTTAGCTTGGTACTCTCCGCTGCCGTGGGTACGGCTAAATGGCCTACAGCTACGGTTGACGTGACACCAGAACTGAATAATTTCTGGCATCGCGAACAAGCGTATCTGACGTCACTTAGTCTTATGTCACGTCAAGACGATATCCGGGATTGTACCCTTAAAGCTGTCGAGAAGGCGTCGTTCACCGGGGCTATTAGCCTTGAGAATGCGAGCGATATCATCGGGGCCATTGAAACCGCAAAGGGTTTCTTTAGTCTCGGCGAAGATCTCTTCAAATTCATCAAGACTCGTAATCCACTTGCTCTGCTGAAACTTGTTGCAGCAGCGCACTTGACCTACAGGTATGTCATCAAGACTACCTGGAAGGATGTCGGTGATTTACGCCGTCTAGGACAGATGCTATGGGACAACCGCGATTTGTGGTGGAAGAAATTGTCCACCACGCGCGGGCGATGCACGGCCTTACAGAAAGACATCACCGTGAGAGAATATGTCTATTCTACCGTTATGAACGTTAGGTTAGATTTCTCTTGTGGTGAACTGGACTTCTATGAATATCTTAGATGTACAGGTCTTTTCTTTCGGCCGACAGATCTCTGGAACATTGTTCCACTTTCCTTTGCTGTTGACTGGGTGCTACCGGTCGGCGATACCATAAGTGCTTGGGATACCTTAACCGATTTGGTTAAGATACAGAACAAGCTCTTCGTCATCTCCTTAAGGAGTGAACGCCCGATAACGTACACTCTACGACCCGGATATATTTTCCGGGGTAAGGCTGTACGTTTTCAAAGAATGGTATCAAGCGCCTATGTAGGCACCTTCTCGCCCCCTCCTTTCAGGATTAAAAACCCTTGTAAGGAGTTTGCGACTGGGTTAGCCCTCATAGCCTCATTTCTTAAAACGAAATGAGATTCTAAGGAGGACGTAATGTCTCTCAGCTTAGTGACAGGGTCATTCCAGACTGTGTCTGGACCTACCCGTGTCCCCTATACTCCTGCCGCTGCTTCGATCGGTTATTCAACCGACGAGCCCGGTAAGGCAGTTCTTACCAACATCGCTGGTGACCTGCTCCAGCCGAATAGTATTCGGCTTGAGATTTCGGCCATCACCGATATCTTTGCGAAGACCGTCGTCAATCCGTTGACGAGCCAACGCAAAGATGGGCAGTCTATACTCGTTGAAGTCAACGAGGTATGGAAAGTACATGATGCTTCGGATACGTCCGTTGCACCATACTTTTTGCCCGTAAAGGCGCACATGGTATTGCGGTTGCCAAACGACACCTTCGTTGATAGTGCAGCAGTTGCTGCGCTAATTCAACGTTTAGAAGGTGCTGCTCAGCGATCCGCAGCCCAAACCCTCGCGGATGGGATAACTAATCCCCTCCACGGAGTTGTACGCTACTAAGAACTGAAAGGAGTGGCGCATGCCGAATCATTCGACACGTCGCCTGCGGGACCTCGATTTAGTAGAGGTACCCGCACCACATATGTCAGACGATTGGCAAGAGTTTACTTACTCTTACCAAGTTTGGCAATGTATGTGGGAGGACATCTGTCCGTGTAACCCAATCTTGTCAGGCGAGATCAGAAGACTATACACAGTATGTGTAGGGTCTGAAGATCGAGCGCGACTACTCAACACCACTCTCTGTGAGTTCTATACGAACATCATCGAGAGGCGCTGTTTTCCCTTTACGGGAAGGGGGTTCTATAAGGCAATGAATCGTGTCATCACGGAAGTGATGCACTGTCACTGTTGTACAGTACCCTTCGAGATCTTGAACTTGGTGGCGAGTTTGCTCACCTGGTTCAAGCGTTTGCCGCTTTTTCTTCCGTCTCCTGAAAAGGAATGGAAGGATTATAGCAGCTACGTTAGCCGCGAAATCCCACCAGTTGCTGATGGGACCCTGGCCAGTTTGAGGACGATCGCTCATCATTGGTTTTCCTCCTTCGTTTGGAATTCACAAGATGAGTGTCGTCACGGTCCGGGCTGCACAGCCGATGCTGGACGTATATTAGGTAATAAAGAATTACTCAATGTACTACCTCGTTGGCGTGCGCAGTTACTTCGAGATACCGATGGGGTTCCTCTGGTTACTGGAGGGGATGTTGTTGATATCCCTTCTAAGTTCCAGAGCGTGCCGAAGCAACTAGGTAAAAACAGATATATCTGTATGGAACCTAGTGCGCTACAGTACGCCCAACAGGGTCTGTTCCGTAGTCTTTACCAATATACGCGTCGAACCCCCTTGCGGGGTTTCTTCGTGTTAGAGGATCAAGACAGGAACAGATCCCTATGTAGTAATGCCTATCAATTGGGCCTTGCTACAATCGATCTCTCGAACGCGTCGGATGACGTGCACTATGTTACGTGGAAGAAAGTCTTCCAGGGCCTCCCATTATGGCGTTATGTAGTAGGCGTACGTTCTCGTCTTTTGCAATATAAAGACGAGATTGTTGCTCCTAACTACATAGCCCCTATGGGGTCTGCCCTTTGTTTCATCTTTGAGACAATATGTTTTTGTCTCATAGTGGAACTAGCGTACCAGAGAGTACGTCAGCAGAAATGCCGCGGATACACTGATAATGTATCTGTGTATGGTGACGACATCATCTGTCCTGCCGATGTGGCAGGAATGGTGGTGACGATTCTCGCCGATTTGGGATTCACAGTGAACCGTTCAAAAACTTATTTGGACGGTACTTACTTTGAATCCTGCGGCGTAGAATACGTAGAAGGGGTGCGCATCGAGAGGGTTAGTCACCCTCGACATGTGTTAGCCCCAACCTACGTTACACCTGCTAAGGTCGAGTCTATACTCGAATTAGCAAGTACACTCGGGAGACACGGTTATTTTACCGCAAGAAGGTTTTTACTTTCTTCCTGGTTAAATAAGCGTGTCGTGGGTCAAGTGTATGGCAGAGACATTGTTGACTGGAATCTACATTCGGTAGATCCAGATATGTCCCTACCTACACATTGGCACCATGATTGGCAAAGAAGTGTTAGGACTAAATACGTCACTGTTGAGAGGTATGAACCTCACGACCTTGACTATATTTGTGCTCTAGCTACTTCCACGCCTCGCTCTCGACAAGAGAGGGTCTCAGACTCACTAGGTTATCAGCGGTCTCCTGTTCCGGTACAGGAGGCAGTCGAACGCCTGGTGAGGACGAGGCCTTTTCAAGGCGCTGGTCCTCACACCACACGCTTGCTCAAGAAGTCATACTAATGATTTCTTGTCGTGTGGACGCACGTGATTGTGCGTGATTTC